AATAGTGAAATGATGAGTGATAATAAAGTAAGAGCGTATAGTAATAAAGAACTATTGGATAGGGTATCATCCCTACCTAGTTTCAAAGGTATACCTACAGATTATTGGATATTGGGAGTTCAATCTAATGAAGATTCCTATAATTTATTTGATGACAAATTCTATATTTTTAAAGGAACTAGATTTGTAAAAGTAGTATCAGGTACAACTAATGCTGGAACTACTGGATTAATGAACTATGAAAAGTATAGTAAGGATGGTGTATTGGTAGTTAAGACCAATGAATGGTATTATGGATTATGGAAATTTGGATATCATAATGGTAGAATGCCAGCATTAAAACAAGTTAGACCTATAAAATATTTTAGAGATTGGAACAAAAACAAAAGTGTAGAAGAGATTGGACAAGTATACTCAGGAATGAGAGGGATAAACTTTCATACAGTACTCTATGAAAAAACTTTATCTTTTGTAAGAAAGTTTATAGGAGGGTGGTCCGTGGGTTGCCAAGTGGTAAATAGTGTGGGAGATTACTATGAAATTTTAGAGCTTATGAAGGACCAAAATAGTGTGACTTATTGTATAATAAAAGAATTTTAATATGAAAATAAAAGTAGATTTTGATACAAAACAAATAGAGATTATAGGAGAGGTAAATTTGGGTGAATTTTCTAGAAAGATTATGGACCTTGGGTTGGATGTAGAAGAGTGGAGTGTAATAACTAAAGTAGAATATGTACTTGGAAATATCTTTACAACTCCTAATATAACTCCTTATAGAAACCCTTTTGAACCTTATGTGACTTACTAATATGGCATTTTTATTTGTAGTAGAAAATAGTATAGCTAAGCCCAATACAGAAACCCTACTTATAGAGCCTTTTAAGACTATATGGGAGAGAGATAAATCCTCTTCTAAAAGTCTAGCTCTCAAGGAACTTACTTTTATAGAGTTTATGTCCTCAAAGAAAAAGACAAATCCTTATGCAGGTTATGATGATGATATAAGATATGAAAGACTTAAGGAAACAATGCCAGAGGATTGGGAGATGGATAGTGTTGTAGAGCAAGGGTTAATAAAGATTAAGGACTTTCAAATAGAAGCATCCCCAACTTACCAATATTATTTGTCTGCACAGAAGGCAGCAGAAAAGATGAGAGGATTCTTTAATACTTTTGATATAAATGAAAGGAATGAAAGGAATGGAAATCCTGTATATAAGCCAAGTGATATTACAAAAGCTCTAAATGATACTGATAAAGTGTTACAAAATTTAAACTCAATGAAGGAGAAGGTAGAGCAGGAATTATTTGAACAAACAAAGACAAGAGGAAATAAACAAATTAATCCATTTGAAGTATAAGAAATATGATTATATTACCAACAGGTGCTGTTATAGTAAAACAGAGAATAGAGAAATATAAAAATTCAGGGGGTATAATATTGGAAGATACCAGTGCATTGGATAAAGTGTATAATGATGGAGAGATTATATTTACTGCCCCAGAGCTTACAGATTTACAGTCAAAGAAAATAGTATTTAGACCTAATTATGCAGAGGAAATAGATATTGAGGGAGAAAAATATTTATTTTTTAGGGATGTACAATCCTCTATGTATTATATTATAGAAGAATAATGATTAGAAAAAGTAGTGGTGTTTGGGTAGACTCTTCAGTATTTAGAGCAGAGGCAATTAAATTCCAAGAGAATGGAGTTTATTGTTCTGCTCCTATTGGTACTCCAGATTGGTTTACATATTGGGAAGAACAGTTGAGAAGATGTAGAGAAGGTTATGAAGTTGATGGTCATAAGATAACTGGTAATCACTACTTTTATTTAAATTTTACCCAAATACAAATTGTAAAAGAAGAAGATGATGATTCTGTAGTAGCAGAGAAAATCACCCAACAACCTGACTTTTGGGATGGGGATTACAATTACTTTTGGGCTTTGGAAATAGCTAAGAATGGAATCTGTACAAAGAATAGTTTAGTACCTTCAACTGAGCAGGAAAGAAAAGATTGGATAGCTTACAATAAAAAAGTAAAATTAATTAAGAAAAAAGATAGAAAGACCTATAGAAATAATCCAGAATATTTAAAGGCTAAAGAGAAAAGAGATACTATTTCTAAAGCTATATTGGATAGGTTAAATTTATTTGTAAAACCCCATCTGGATTATTTGGATGGTGGTTATCATATGATTGTAGGTAAGTCTAGAAGGAAGGGTTACTCTTATAAGGATGGTGCAATTTGTGCTAATATTTATAATACAGTTAGAAAAGCACAGGTTATTATTGGAGCGCATGAAAAGAAGTTCCTTTATCCTAAAGGGACTATGGGTATGGCATCAGATTATTTAAACTTCTTAAATGAACATACTGGATGGGCAAAATCTAGAGATTATGTAGATAAACAGGACCATAAAAAAGCTTCTTATAAAACAGTAGTAAATGGTGTACCTGTAGAGAAGGGTTATGAATCTGAAATATTTGCACTATCTTTTAAAGATAATCCAGATGCTGCTAGGGGAAAGGATGGTAAGATTGTACTATTAGAGGAGGCAGGAGCTTTCCCTAATTTAAAAGATGCATACAATGCTATATATCCTGCACTTACAGGGGGTTCTTATATTACTGGACAAATTATTATATTTGGAACTGGTGGGGATATGGAATCAGGTACTGTAGACTATGCTGATATGTTCTATAATCCTACTGCCTACAGATTAATGCCTTTTATAAATATATGGGATGAAAATGGACAGGATTCTGTTTGTGGATTCTTCCATCCAGTTACTTGGAATCTTGAAGGTTTTTATGATTCACAAGGTAATTCAGATATAGAGGGTGCTACTGAGTTTGAAAATGATAGGAGACAGACATTATTGGAAGAATCCTCATCATCAACTACCCTTCAGAAACACGTACAGGAATACCCATTCTGTCCTTCAGAAGCCTTTCTTACTGTCAGTACTAACAACTTCCCTGTTATTGAGCTGAGAAACCAACTTAATAAAGTTATACATGAGAGATTACAATTGAAAAAGGGTACTCCTGTGTATTTAGATAGGGTAAATGGAAAAGTAGTTGCAAGACCAGATTTACAGAATAAATTACAACCAGTATTAAACTATAGACCTAAGATAGAAGATTTAACTGGGTGTCCAATTATATATGAATATCCAATAGATAATCCTCCTAAAGGATTATATAAAATAGGATATGACCCATATAGGCAGGATTTATCAACAGGTGTATCTTTAGCAGCTATTTATGTATACAAGTCTTCACATAAATTCTCATATAAGAGAAACATTATAGTAGCTGAATATGTAGGTAGACCACCAGAAGCAGATGATGTAAATAGAATAGCAGCTCAATTGGCTGAACTTTACAATGCAGAAATAATGCATGAAAATGAAGTTACACATGTAAAGAATTATTTTAGAAGAACAAAACAATTACATTTGTTAGCTGCACAACCTGATGAGGTTATCAGTAAAAATATAAAGAACTCTACTGTTGCAAGGATATATGGTATACATATGAATGAACAGTTAAAAGATGCTGGGGAGAAATATATAAAGGATTGGTTATTGGAAGTAAGAGATTATGATGAGAATGGTAGTCCAATATTAAATCTGGAAAGTATATATTCTATAGGTCTTTTAGAAGAATTAATACAATATAACAGAAAAGGAAACTTTGATAGGGTAATGTCTTTTATGATGTGCATGTTCCAAATACAAGAAGAAGATTTAGGTAAGGAATATGGCGATAAAGAAAATACAAGAGTGCAAAGTATTGTAAACTTTTTTGATAAACTAAATAAAAGAAATTAATTATGTCAGAACAAAGAGTCAGTACACAACAAAGATTGACAAGAAAACAAAAAAATGCTAATGATAAGCAGTATTTTAAAGACCAATTGGATTCCTTAGATTCATTGTCTTTTATAAATGGTGGTATCTTTACATTTGGAGAGAATGCTACTGGAATGTCAGAGTATAGAAGAATGAAAATCAACTATGATTTATTTAATAATATAGTAAATAAAACTGATTTTGAACATGTATGTTCTCCATTTGGTAAAGAGGTTGGAGAGCTTCCAGCAGATTTTACAAACAAAGATATCATATCAGGTAAGGTTAAAGCTCTACTTGGTATGGAAATGAAAAGACCTTTTTCATGGAAAGTAGCAGCAACCAATGAGGAAGCTACTACTAGAATAGAACAAGAGGAGTTTAAACTTTTAAAGGATTTTGTAATAAACAGTATTATGTTGCCAATAAGACAACAAATAGAACAACAGTATTTAGAGCAAAGTCAAGGAAAAGAGCTTTCTCCAGATGAGCAAAGAAAAATTCAGGAACAGGTAGAACAGGAGATGCAATCTATGACACCACCTGAAGTTAAGAGGTATATGTCCAGGGAACATCAGGACCCTGCTGAAGCATTGGCACATCAAATTTTAGAATATCTTATAGAGAAAGAAGATATAAAAATGAAATTCAATAAGGCTTGGAAACATGGTCTTATATCAGGAAGGGAAATATTCTGGGTAGGTATAGTAAATGGGGAGCCTTGTATAAGAGTTGTAAACCCATTAAGATTTGATTATGATAAAAGTCCTGATTTAGATTATATTGAAGATGGAGAATGGGCTGTATATGAAATGTATATGACTCCCTCTGAAATTGTAAAAAGCTTTGGTAGTGAACTTAGTGATGAGGATATAGATGATATATATGAAGAATACCATAATGTAGCTAGTTTTTCAGATGACTCATTTACATTTAGAAATGATGGTGTCTCTAGTATAAATGGAGTAAGGGTGTTACATGGTGAATGGAAAGGACTTAAACCTATAAAATTTATAGAAGGGGTAGACCCTGTTACTGGAGAATTTTATGAAGATATAGTAGATGAAAGTTATCAGTTAAATGGAGAAGCTGGAGATATAAATGAAAGAATTGAATGGATTATTACTAAGTATGAGGGTTATAGAATAGGAAGGGATAAGTATGCTTTCCTTAGAGAAGTACCAGGTCAGTATAAGGATTTAACTAATTTATATCATTGCAAGCTATCTTTTATAGGTGCTGCCTATGATAATCTAAACTCTGAAGTTACATCTTTGGTGGATAGGATGAAATACTGGCAGTATTTTTACAATATTATAAGTTATAGAATAGAACTTCTTACTGCATCTGATGAAGGAAAGAAAATATTACTTAACTTAAATTTAATACCTAAAGGTTCAGGTATAACTTTAGAAAAGTGGATGCATTATTTTTCTGCAAATAAAATAGGTTTCTTGAATCCAAATGAAGAGGGTAATAGAAATGCAGATATCACACAGGCAGCAAAAGAAATTGATATGTCTCTTGCATCTGACATCCAAAAATATATAGCTTTAGCTGAATATATAGAAAGAAGATGTGGAGAATCTGTTGGTATTACTAAACAAATTGAAGGGCAAATTAAAGAAGATGAGGCTGTATCTAATACTAGAACAGCAATTATACAATCTTCAAATATTATTGAACCTTACTATGAAGTGCATAATAATATAAAAAGAAATGCTCTACAAGCTCTTATTGAATGTGCTAAGGTAGCATATGCTGAATTCCAACCTAGGTATATAAACTATGTACTTGATGATATGTCAAGAAGAATGGTCAATATAGATTATGAGTTGTTAGAAAATTCTACTTATGGCATCTTTGTATCTAATTCAATGAAGTCACATGAAGCATTACAAATGGTACAACAATTATCACATGCAGCATTACAGAATCAAACTGCTGAACTATCTGATGTACTTAAGATTATGAGAAGTGAATCTGTACAAGAGGCAGAAGAATTACTTAAAGTTGCAGAACAAGATAGAAAAGATAGAGAGCAACAAATGCAACAACAACAACTTCAAGCTCAAGCTGAATCTGAAGAAAAAGCTAGAGAATTTAAGAGAGAGGAATGGCAACATGAAATGAATAAGATGGAGAGAGAGGAAGAACTTAAAACAGAAAGAGAACTTCAGAAACAAGCTATATTATCACTTGGATTTAATGAAGATAAAGATTTGGATAAAGATGGTATGCCAGATGTACTTGAAGTTTATAAAGCTGGGGTAGATGCCCAAATAAAAGCAAGTAAACAAAAATTAGATGAAGACAAACTAATGCATCAAAAAGAAGTTGATAAGAAAAAGCTTGAACAAAAGGATAAAGAGATAAAAATTAAACAACAACAAGGTAATAAAGTAGTTAAAAAGTAAAAAAAGC